TTATTGCAAAGTGAAACGCTTAACGAAGAAGAAAGAGAAACTTTAGAGCAAAAACTTTTTGATTTAAAAATGAAAAATCAAGATTTACTTCAAGCAAAAAATGCAGAAACTCTTCAAAAGCAGCAAGAACAAGCACAACAAGCATTACAATTAATGCAAACTGCTTCTGACTCTATCTTTACTATTATGGGTAATAATCAAAGTAAAAATACTGAAAGAGAAACTAAAAGATTAGAAGAAAGAAAAGATGCTGGACTAATCACTCAAGAAGAGTATGAAAAAGGAGTAGAACAAATAGAGAGAAAAGCATTTGAAAGGAAGAAAAGACTAGATATAGCACAAGCAATTATTAATGGTGCTTTAGCAATGACAAAAACTGCTGGTACTGTAGGGTTTCCTTTAGTGTTTGCATTTTCACCTTTTGTTGCTGCAATGACTGCTGCACAAATAGCAGTTATATCTTCTCAAAAATATGCTTTAGGAGGAATGATAGAAGAGTTTGCAAATGGTGGTATGGTTAATGGTAGATCACACGCACAAGGTGGTGAAAAGTTTGCTGTAGGAGGTAGAGTAGTGGAACTAGAAGGAGGTGAGGCTGTTATAAATAAAAGAAGTACAGCAATGTTTAGAAACCAACTATCAGCAATGAACGCTGCAGGAGGTGGTGTTAAGTTTGCAGACGGAGGTCTTTTAAACCAACCTTCTTTTGCTCAACAACAATTTAATGCTTTAGGTCAAAACAATATGCTAGGTGCAATGAATAAGTCAAAACTCAGTAAGTGTTATAGAGGCTGACGCAAGAATTTAATAATCAAAGAAATAAACAAATGTTTGTTGATAAAAAAACTAAGATGGAAAGATTAAGTATATGTAAAAGTTGTAGTTTTTACCGAAACTTTATGTTACTTAAAAGACCAAAGATTAAATGGGGGGCAAGATGTGCAGACTGTAAGTGCTTCCTAGATGCAAAAACATCTCTTACAAAAGAGTTCTTTGGAAAGTGTCCTCAAAATAAATGGTAAAACTTTACATATGAATTTAAAAGAAATCGCTGATAATTTAAACAAAATTACAGCAATGACAGACGCTGTTATTAAAAACAAGAACCACACAAGAAACTTTACTACTTATCATTCTGAATCATTAAATTTAATGTTTGCTGAATGGCACTTATTATTTCCTTCTAATAAGCAAGACATGAATTGCTCTTCTTGTAGAAAGGCAGTAGTTAAGTTTTGGGAACTTATAGTAGATGAGTGGATTATTGCTGCACAAGCACCAACAAAAAAACCTAATGCCTCTAAAAAGAAAAAAACAAAAGCAAAATAAGATTGATGTTGTAACAGATTTCATTGAAACTGCTGGTGTTTCTTTAGAGAAAAGATTTGGGTTACATCCTACCTGTAAAGATGTTGTTAGACATTTAGTAGAAAGGGGTATAATAGAGCCTAAAAGACTTCGTAACTATATGATAATCGCAGACTTTGATAGAATGTTAGTTGGCAATCAAGGAAGTAGAACACATACTTGGATGGATTTATCTATAAAATATGACATTAGTGAAAGTCAAGCACAAAACATAGTTTATAAAGAAAGAAAGAAGTCAAAAATTTCTCACAACATCATAATATAAAGTTTTGTATAGAAATAGTGTAAATACTTAAATCATTAATAATATTTTTGCGTTTATGAAAGGAAAATGGTATAACATTCAAAATAAAGTAGGTGGTGAAACTGCTGAAATATATATCTTTGATGAGATAGGTACTTATGGCGTAACAGCACAAGAATTTATTAATGATATTAAAGGTTTAAAAGGTATGCCTGTCAACCTACGCATTAACAGTTTAGGTGGTGATGTGTTTGATGGTATGGCAATGTATAATGTAATCAAAAGGAGAGAGGCTAAGACGACTGTTTATATTGAGGGGATCGCAGCGAGTATCGCTACAATTATTGCTCTTGGTGCAGATGAAGTTGTAATGGCAGAAAACTCTTTATTTATGATTCATAACGCTTGGGGAGGAACAATGGGTGAAGCAAAAGACATGAGAAAGACTGCTGACACTCTTGATAAAATCTCAGGTGAACTTACAGACATTTATAGAAAAAAAACTGGATTGTCTTACGAGGCTTTACAACAGATGATGGATGAAGAGACTTGGTTGAACGCTGAAGAGGCGTATGAATCAGGTTTTGTAGATACTATTTCTGACTCTATTAAAGTGGCTGCAAAGTATGATGTTTCTAAATTTAAAAACATCACAGAGGAGGAAATCCAAAATAAATTAAATATTAACATAAAAAACAGAAAAATGACTAATGAGTTAAAAGAATGGTTTAACAACAAAGTTGAAGAAATTGTTGCTGCTGTAAAAGGTGATGTAAAAGTTTCTAAAGATGTTGTTGAAGAAACAACTGTTAATGTTATGATAGGAGACAAAGAAGATATAATGAATAAAATATCTGAATTTGAAACTAACAACATTGAGTTGACAAAGAAGATTTCTTCATTAGAAGAAGAGTTAGTAAATGCAAAAGGAACTAACGAAACTTTAACTGAAGAGATTGAAGCGTTAAACGCTAAAATCAACAAAGCAGATGCTAAAGGTACTAAAATTGTAACTGAAGCAGACCCTGCGGTAGTTGAAAACAAAAAAGAAGATGCTAATGCAGGTTTTTACAATGCAATGGCGGAAAGAATGAGAAATAAATTTAATAACTAAAAAATAAAAAAAAATGGCAAATGTAGCAACAAATAGTATTGCAGCAACTTATAGTGGTGCAAACTTAAACGAAATATTTTACGAGCCAGTATTTAGAAGTGATGATATTATGCGTAACTATAGAGTTATACCTAATGTTAAACATAAAATGAATGTTTACACTTCTGCTGCTCTAACAAAAATAGTAAGAGCGCAAGCAGGATGTAATGATGCTGAAGCAGGAACTTTTAATGTAGATGACAAAGTATTAACAGCAGGTAGATGTAGAGTTGCCTTATCACAATGTAGTGATGAGTTTTACGGAACTTACATTGAAGAAATGTATCGTTCTGGTGTAGATGTTAATAATATTGAGGGAACTCAATTAGCAGATGCGATTGTAAATCGTGCTGTAAATGGTATAGCATCAGATGTAGTAAGATTAGCATGGGGTGGTGATACTGCAGGAGGAACTGCTGCAGAATACAAAATATTTGATGGATGGATGAAATTAATGGGTGCTGATGCAACTGTATTGGCTGCTAGAACTGAGTATAGTGCAGTAGCACCTACAGCACCTACAGCAGCAGAGTCTATTGGTATATTAAGAAAAATGTATGATGATGCTCCTGCAGCATTACAACAAGTACCTGCTTCAGATAAGAAAATATTTGTAACTCCTAAGACTTACAATGCTTACTTATCAAACTTAGAAGGTACTTCTGCAGATTTAGCAATAACTAACCAGCAAGATGGTGTGTTAGTTGTTAAATTTAGAGGTGTTGAATTAGTTCCTATGTATGAGTGGGATACTATTTTAGCAGACTTAAACCCAGCAATGTTCTTAAGAGGTGGTGTTAATGGAACAGAAGGTGCTTGTTACTGTGCAGTAGAGAACTTAATTATAGGTTCTGATGTAACAGATCCAGAAGGTTCTTTTAAAGTATTTTATGATGATTTAGAAGAGAAAATGTTCTTCAGAGGATACTTCAAGTTAGGAGTACAATTCTTGTACCCTTCACTTGTTCAATGGGGAATTTTCTACTAATAATATGTAATAATAGAGGGAAGGTGTTAAAACCTTCTCTCTTATTTACTTTTTAATAATTTATAAAATAATAATAATATGGCAATAGATAATGGTATAGCAATAGATTGTTCTGCTTTACAAACTACTGGTGGTATAAAACAAATATGTCTAAGAAGTTTTGCTTCTGGAGATGCTGTAACTTACAGTAATGCTGCAGGAAAGCATGATGTTACAAAGATTGTAGATAGTGGTACTTCAACAGCAGATTGGAAAGTTTTTGAGTTTAAAAATGAAACTGCTGATTTAACTATTAATGCAACAAAAGAAAATGGCTCAACAGTATTTGAGTGTGGTCTTACTTTTATGTTACCACAAATCAACAATGTTAAAATGCACGAATTACAAACAATGCTTAATACTTGTATGATGGCAATCGTTGTAACTTCAAATAATGAAAAATTAGTTGTAGGGTTAAGTGAAAAATATGCAAATGAAGATGTTGTTTCAAGAAACCAAACTTTCTTAAATTTAGCAAGTATGGAAGGTGGTACAGGGGCTGCGTATTCTGACCAAAATGGTTTAACGATTAGTTTAATGGCTAGACAATTTGAACTTCCAAGACAATATGATGCAGCATCTGGTTCAGGTCTTGTAGTTAATACGTCTGCTTTAACAGCAACTACATCATAATAAATATATACTGATAGGTTGGTATTTTATCGTAAAATGTTTTAAACATAACCCTATTAATATATTTTTTTAATAATGTGTGATTGCTCAAATAATATTGTAGATTTATCACACTTAAAAATTTATAAAATTATGGCAGAATATAAAGCGATAAAAAAAGTAACAATTTATCATGGGGCTAATAGTGTTATTAGAACAGCGTCAGCAACACAAGAAGAATTAGCCTATGCTTATGAAGATTTGGGAGCAACTGATTTAATAGAAAAATTATCAACTACAAAAACTAAAGATGAGTCAAAGAAAGCAGCCAAAAAGAAAAAGTCAGGTAAAGAATCTTCAGACTCAAAAGAGTAATACTTTTGAATTTGGAGTATTTAATTTAGCAA